GTTTTGACCGCTTAATCCATTGATTCGAAAGGAAAATATATCATGGCATACTCAATTACCCCTTTATCAGGTATTGATCTTTACAACACAGCTAATACCAATCCTAATTCGGCTGGTACTTTGATCGCTACTTTTGGCCCTACTGGTGCTGAAGTGTTCGGTTCTGATGGCAAGCGTTATGTATTCGCACAAGCTGGTGTAGCAATTGCAGCATCTACAGCAACTTGCGTAATTAACGCTTCTACCTTCCAAGCAACTTTGGGTGCTGGTTCATACATCTCAGGCGCATCTATGGCTTCAGGTGACTATGGCTGGTTCGGAATTGCTAGCGTTTAATAGTAATTTGTAGTAAAAACAGGGGGTTAGCTCAAAAGGCTAATCCCTTTTTTCATTTAACTTTTACCTAACTACTTAGGAGATTTAAAAATGGCTTTACCAAGCGATGAACACAATGCAGATTCCCGTCTACAAGTCCGTTTCTACAAGCGACCAGTAAAACAAGATGATGCTTCCGCATGAAGCTGGCAGACCAATATACAAAGAGTTTGATTTTGTCCATATTTGTGTAGCTGGCGATACCCTAACCGAAATTGATACCTACGCCTTAGAACAGCATAAAACACGGTTTCCGTTACATTGGGCAGCGTATCAGAACAAATTAGGGGCTGACGATCAGGGATACGAAGGAACACCTTTAGCAGAATGGCCATTGGTATCGAAATCCCAAGCTGAAGAACTGCGGGCTATGAAGTTTCACACCGTAGAAGCTGTAGCTAATGCTTCAGATCAACAACTTCAGCGTATTGGCATGGCAGCGGGTATGTCACCCTATGCGTTTAGAGATAAGGCAAAGGCATTTTTAAATCTAGCCACCGTTTCAGCAGAAACCGACAAGCGTGAACAAGAATTAAATGCTTTGCGGGAAGAACTTGCCAAAAAAGAGCAAGAAACTGCTAAAATTAAGGCTGAAACAGATGCGAAGCTGGCACAAATGCAAGAGCAAATGGCCACTATACTTGCCGCTGTTGGTGAAAAGAAACCCCGTAAATCTAAAACGGTAGCCACAGAGGAAGCCTAAATATGTCATACAATCTACTCCAATTAGTCCAGCAAACCACCGCTGAACTGAATTTACCCGTTCCTTCCTATGTAATTGGCAATCCTAGTCAGGATGTGCAGCAAATCTTGGCTTTGATGAACCGTGCTGGGTATGACTTGGTAAAGGAGTACGATTGGCAGGCATTAGAGTTGGAATATCGGTTCTACACTCAAGCAATAACCACAACCTGCGATACGACCATTGGTACTCAAAGTTTAACTAATGTTGGTACGACTGCGGGTTTGGACAATACATACTCAATCGTTGGGACAAGTATTCCCCAAGATACCTATGTTGATTCTGTAACTAATGCAACAACTGTAGCTACAACTCAACAATCTTCTGCTACTTCTGTAGGGGGTACGGTCACATTTAGCAAGACTATTTATGACCTGCCGCCTGATTACGAAACTATTACTGATAACACCCATTGGGACAAGACAAAGCATTGGCAGATGCTTGGCCCAGTAGATGCACAGCAATGGCAATGGCTTAAATCAGGTTATATTTCTACAGGCCCACGAGTGCGCTGGCGTATTTTAGGCGGTCAATTTCAGATTTGGCCACCTTATAATACCCAAGAATATCTAGGCTTTGAGTATCGTTCTAAAGGCTTTGTTAGAAGTTCTAGCGGTACAGTATTAAATAGTTTTCAAGCTGATACCGATACGACTGTCTTAGACAATACCGTTATCGTATTAGCGACTAAGCTTAAATACTTCCAAGTTAAGTCTTTTGACACGACTTCGTTGCAACAAGATTACAACCGTTACTTAAGCGTTGCTAAAGCAAATGACAAGGGTTCTGCTACCCTATCGTTTGCTCCTGCTCCTAGCGCAGTTCTTATCGGATGGGCTAACATCCCTGATACTGGCTACGGAAGCTAATTATGGCAGCGCAACAGCGTAAAGCTTCAACTACATCAATGGCAGCCCCAATTGGCGGCTGGAACGCTAGGGATTCAATTGCTGAGATGTCACCCTTAGATGCGGTGACCTTAACCAATATGTTTCCTACTCCTTCTGATGTTCAATTAAGGTACGGTTATAGCCAATATTCCACAGGAATTACAGGGCAAGTTTATTCGTTGATGAACTACAGCGCACCAACAACCGAGCAGTTATTTGCGGTAGCTAATGGTGTTATTTACGATTCAACCAACTCAGGTGCAGCGACTTCTGTATTTACAGGGCTTACTAATTCTAAGTTTCAGCACATTAATATTTCTAATACTGGCGGTCACTTTTTAGTAGCTTGTAATGGCTCTGATCCGACTATGATTTATGACGGTAGCGCATGGTTTAAGGTCGCTACTACAACAACGGCTCAGACTATTAGCAGTATTACTAGGGGCGGTACAGGAAACTTAACTGCTACCCTTGTTACTGCGTCTGCACACGGACTTGTTACAGGTAACAGAGTAACCATCACAGGGGCTACGCCTACTCAATTTAACGGCACTTATGTTATTACCGTTGTTAATACCACGACCTTTACTTATGTAATGGCTACAATCCCAGCGGCAAATGCTACTGTAGTTGGAACTTACACAACTATTGGTATTACTGGGGTAGATTCAAGCACCTTTATTGGGGTTAATTTATTCAAAAACCGTTTATGGTTTACCCAAAAAGATACGTTAAAAGCGTGGTATTTAGATGTCAATTCTATTGGTGGTGCAGCAAACGCACTTGATTTAAGCGGAATTGCCCGTAATGGCGGTTTTCTGCAAGCGATGGGAACATGGACTATTGACGCAGGTCAAGGTGTAGATGACTACGCAGTCTTTGTTACCAATATGGGCGAGGTTATCGTCTATAACGGTACAGACCCTACTTCTGCAACTACATGGGCATTAAAAGGCGTATGGCAGTTAGGTCAAACCTTTAATAGACGCTGTTTTTTCAAGTATGCAGGCGATTTACTGTTATTGACGCAAGATGGCCTTGTACCCCTAGCTTCTGCCCTGCAATCTTCTCGTCTTGATCCCCGCATCAATATTACCGACAAGATTTATCAAGCTGTTTCTAATGCTGCAACAACTTATTATGACAACTTTGGCTGGCAAGTTAATTATTACGCTAGTCAAAATATGTTGATACTTAATGTCCCCATTGCTAATGGTATTCAGCAATATGTCATGCACACCATTACTAAATCTTGGGCTAACTTTACCAATATCAACGCAAATTGCTGGGAAGTACACGGAAAAGCCGACATCTTTTTTGGTGGCAATGGCTTTGTAGGGCGTTTTTGGGATTCCACAAGCGATGATGGATCAAACATTAATGCCACAATTCAGCAAGCGTACAGCTATTTTGACACTAGAGCCACTTTAAAACGGTTTACGATGGCAAGACCCATCTTTATTACTGACAATGCTTTGCCTACCGTCTTGGTTGGCATTAGCACGGACTTTAACCCTGTGCCGCCAACTGGGTCAGTTACTTTTAATCCTTTTAGTGGTACTGGCGCAAAATGGGATACTGCTTTGTGGGATTCAGCCTATTGGTCTGGCGGTAATAATGTTGTAAAACAATGGCAGGGTGTTACAGGAATAGGCTATTCAGGCGGTGTATCAATGTCTATTGCTTCGCAAGGCGTAGATTTACATTGGGCATCTACTGATATTGTGTTTGAAACAGGTGGTGTACTGTAATGCGTTGCGTTACAACTGAGAATCAATCTTATTTAAGAAAATGGCTTTCAGAAGCAGGGCAGTTTGATTATCCGCAGAATACAGCGTGTATTGGACAGGAAAAAGACGGGAAATTAATAGCCGTTGTTGGGTATAACAGCTTTTTACCAAATTCTTGTCAAATCCATGTTGCTTCTACGGATGTGTATTGGTTAAATAAAGACTTATTATTTGCTATATTTGATTACCCCTTTAACAAACTTAAAGTTAAAGTTATAATTGCACCAATATCTAAGGATAATGTTAAGTCCTTGAATTTGTGCCGAAAACTTGGCTTTGAGCAGGTAGCTGACATACCGTGTGGTCACCCTAATGGTGATCTTATAGTGGTCGCAATGAAGCGTAATCAATGCAAATGGTTACAACAAGGAGAAAGCAATGGGCGGCATAGTTGATTCAGTATTTGGTGGCGGTGGCGGTAGTTCTAGTCCACCAGCAGTTCCTGATTATCAGTCATTAGCCAATACAACTGCGGCTAATAACCTTAAGGCTGCTCAAGCAGCTACGGCAGCCAATCGTGTAAATCAATATACCCCTTACGGCAATCTTAATTACACGCAATCAGGCACGGATTCGCAAGGCAATCCGATGTGGAGTGCCACACAAACTGCTAACCCTCAATTACAGGGAGCAATTGATACTTCGTTATCTAATGTAAGCAATCAGTACGCTACCCCTTTTACTGGCGGTAACTTGCCTTCTTATGGAATAAATCCTAGTCAGACTTATAGCGATGCAATCATGGCTAGATTACAGCCACAACAAATAGCTGAATCTAAACAATTTGATGCTCAAATGGCTAATCAAGGTATACCCGTAGGTTCTGAAGCTTATAGCAACGCTAAACGAGTATTTGACCAACAGCAAAATGACCAACGCACAAGTGCAATTGTTGGCGGTATGGGCGTGGGTTTACAAGCTAATCAGCA